CAGCCTTGATGGCCCCGCTAGTTGCAGCAGCCTGGCCGCTGGACATTTTGCCGCCTTTACCAACAGTGAAGGCCACACCTTTGCCAGATGCAGAGGCACTGCTACGAAGGCCACCAGCACGCTCTTGAGCACCTTTACCACCAGAAAAGCCTTTAGCTTTGAGGCGATCACCAAGGCCAGTGGTGCCCTTAGCTTTCAGCTCAGCTGCTCGAGCAGTATTGGCCTTGCGTGTGGTCGCTGCTTTGTTGCCACCACCACTGCTACGACCACCTCCTGTACCGGAGAAGCGACCGTTTTTATCGCGCTTATAGGAACGGGCCATGGCGGGAAGGATCTTTGCCTTTAGCTTTCCGCCAGCAGACCCGGTTAACGCTCAATTTCCTCACGCAGCCATAGCGAGCAGCCGTGCTGGCCTTTGGCATCCAGCCAAGCTGCCACCTCACGGATCGCGGCGCTGGCCTCGTGATCACCGTCTGCGCGTTCAATCGCAATCATCACCCGCTCCACCAGCGAATCGGCGGGGGCTGAAGTATTGGGTGGGGTGATCGGATGTTCAGTGCTCATGATGTTGTCTCCATAGTGTTATTGGGGTCAGTCATTGGGCAGGGCCTCCAGGGCGCGGCGGATTTTGTCAAGGGCGGAATAGGTGATGCCACCCTCAGGATCAATCGGGAACTGTCGAAGCTCCTCCAGCGCCTGCTCTTTGAGACTCGGCAGCTCGGGCTGGGCCAGGGCGGCGCGGGCGCGTTGAACAAGGCTGAAGCAAGGCTCAGGAATAACCCATTCACCGTCAGAGTCAAGAAATCCGTTGCTTTCATCAAGTGCTTCCACCAGCTCAGCGCATAGCGCACGGAAGTCAGTCATCACTTCACCTCCTGCTGCTGGGGCTGAGCTACGTGCCCTCCAGCTTTAGCAAACGCAAAAAGATGAAGCCGTGTCAAGATGTCCATGTTGCCTGGTAGTGCAGGTGACCGGGGGCAGGGGGTTGGCGCCCCGCTGCTCCACCTATTGTACCTTCAATAGAGGCGAATACCGCGAACCGACTTGCCTGCGGTAGCTCGGCCTACCTCGAACAGACGATGCACGAGATAGCCGAGGCCGTCGTTCATATGATCAAAATTGTTTTCCTTGTCAGGTTCTCCCTTTTCCGTCCAGCATTGCAGCTCCAAGCATTCAATCAGCTTCTTACAGCTTGGACTGATCCATAGCCGGGTGTCACCGTTCCCGTTCTCCAAGGCTGCCTGGACGCTGGCCACACGATCCCTGACGGGTGGGTTGGCCGAGGGGGCCATGTTACTGATGTCGTAGCTCTGCAGAATGGCGATGTCCGAGCGGGAGCTGTTGGTCGAGCGGTTGCGGCCTGATGCGTCGGGGTATCCGAGGATTCTGGAATCTGGGAACCTACGGCGGATCTCTTTGCCGAGGGCATCGGTGTCATGTGCAGCGGCCACCTCGTCGAACACAAATAGTTCACGATCACGACGAACGGCCATGACTGCGTTGGTATTGCCTACGTTGAAGTCAATGCCAACCAGAATAGTCTCATCTGGATGGGGTCTACTGTGATCGTAATCTTTTTGGATTTTCGTAGTGGGATCAATGAGTGGCGGAAGTGGTCGGACGTGGTGAGCACGATTGAAGCGGTCGTAGACCGTGCCCGTCGTCAGGTTGACCCAGAGGCCCTCTAGGTAAGCCTTGAGAAGATTCGGGTCGTAGTTGGCCTTAAGCGTCTCAATGAAGTCAGGCGGCAGATGCGGGTTGTCATAGGTCCGCATCCTGATCAGATGGCGATCCTCCCTAGCCTGTGCTTCCTCGGTGCCGAAGTTTTCGTAGAGCCAGGCATACCCTTCTGGTGTGGATGCTGCCCCAAACTGACGGATGTTGCCTGAGCGAAGGCGGCCAAGGATCTTGGTGAATGCCTTTTGTGCCAAGGGTTTGGAAACGGTGTCAACCTCGTCGGCTAAGCACCATGCCAAGTTCAGGCCGATGAGGCGTGTCCAATTCTCGAAGGACCGGCACAGGATCTTGGTGTCACCACCGGGGAGGTGCAGGACGTATTCAGGGAGAGGCGATGCCCTGAAGGTATAGGGGATGTCGTAAGCCTCTAGGAAGGTGTCGAAGTCGTTTTGCCAGATGTCCCGAATGAGGGGGCCGGTGGGTTCAAGGACACAGCCAAGGAATCCTTGGTTCAGGGCTGCGAGGTGAACGGCCTTGGCACAGAGGGCCCTGGTTTTGCCGCTGCCGTAGCCCGCGCAGAGTGCAACGATCTTGTGGTCCGTGTCATCAATGAAGGCCTGCTGCTGGGCGTGGAGGTCGCCGTAGATGCGGGCCAAGAGGGACGTGGTGTCTTCCTTGGTGGGCTGGGCCATGAAGCCCAAGAGCGGGCCAGGGCTGATGGTGTCCAGCAGGGAAGGCATCAGGGGAGCTGACGCTTGATGAGTGTGCGGACGGTGCCATCTGGAGAGATGGCAATGACGTGGTGAATACGAGGTTCAGAGGCCTTGGGCTTGAGGATGCGACCCACGGCGGTGACGGTTGGTTTGGTCATTTGCGCTTACGAGTGCTTGCAGATACCGGGGAGGCTTTGGGCTTGATTGCCTCCCATGGAATGGTGAAGTTCTGAACGCCACCCTTAACGGTAACGCTCTTGGCGTTGACCTTAACTACTTCCCGTGTTCCATAAAGCACGCCGTCAATAGTGTCTCCCTTTTTGAGTCCCTTATGCGAAGCCTTGACCGCTTCCGCCCGCTGCATCCTCTTTGCGGCAGCATCTCCCTTGTTGGTGTTGGCCATCCGTTCAAGGTTGTCTGCCCTTGACCGCTGCTGTGCAGCCTTCTGCTGCAGGGCAAATGATCTTTCGGTTTGAGCATTCATCCGCGCCCTGCCAGGGATTCGACCCGACTGGGTATTGAATGCCGTATTCCCTGCTGTATTGGCGTTGTCAAACAGACGCTGAGCTTTTGCTTCGTTTTTGACGGCAGCATTTTTCAGCATCTCCGACCTAGCCGCCCAACGAGCCTTCTGGCCAGTCAATGGCGCCTGTGTGGCTAGGCCTTGCGACACAGTAGCTCTCGCCCTTAGCCGTTGATTGGTCTGCGCCTTGACCAATGCATTGGCATCAGGCTTCAGCTTTGAGCTTTTGGAGACGGTGCTGCCTAGCCTTGCGGCTTGTATGGTGGCGCCACCACCAGCTCGAACGTTGCCGGGGGTCTTCAGGCGAGCACCACGGCCACCAGTTTGCCCTTGATAGCCACCGACACCACCAACACCCTTAGAGGCGAATCTACCGCGAGCATCACGAAGATAACGCCTAGCCATGACCCAAACCCTTTGGGTTTAGGTTGCCAAGTCAGCTCATTTCAAAGCGCAGCAGCTTGGCTTGATCTTCGAGGGCTTTAAGGGCAATGCTGATTTGATTTTTATCAGATGCGCGACGTTCATATTCTTGCAGTCTGGCAATAGCAGCTGCTAGCCATTGCGGGCGTTCAAGTTCAGCATCAAGCTGCATCAGTTGACGTGCACGAGCCATGTAATTCTCTGACTGACGCTCTGCAACTCCCCAGTTATCCGCACAGTAGCGCACAATTTGCGTTCTACTGTATGCCTTCAATAGCAAATCGTAAACGGTGTTTATCCGTTCATCCACTTCTCTGTTGGTTGATTTCTTGGCCATCAGATATGGGGATTATGCGATGGGCTGATCAGGGGTGACGATGCGCCCGTGATGTTTGAGTTGTGCCATGACCCTTACCGCTTCATCGTAAGAGGATGCAGGCACAAGGGTGATACGAGTATAGCCGTTATACGAGTAGACGACGAGGTAATCACCTTCCTTGGACAGGGCTTTGTAGGGGAGGTGAAGGCCTGGGATGAAGTAGGAGTGAGTGAGATGGAAAGCGTGATCAGTGGCAGTGGATTCATCGAAGGCATCAAGACGGATACCAACGAGAAGGCTTGAGCAGTCAGGGTGACTGGCAAGGATGGCAAAGTCGGCCATGACGTCTACCTCCGGCTTA